TGATATATATGATTTTACAACTAATAATAATATAAAATATTATGATTATCAAGACCAAGTTACTTATAATGGTAAGTTATATGAATGTATTTTGGCTTATACTCATAGTCACTCTTCACAAGATACTATGTATATAACACCTGATACTGATATAACACACTGGTCTAATCCAACACATATTAAAGTTAATGAATCTACAAATTTGGAAACATTACTTTATGCACAATTATACCTAACAACCGAAAGATATTATTATAGTTATGGTTGGACATGTTCTAATGCGATAACTTTAGCATCTATTGCAGATAAATATAAAACAGATTTACAATCATTTAATATTGATCTTTATTATGAAAAAGATTATCTTAAAGCAGATTTGGTTTATCCAAGTAGATATGCTAGTGTTAATTTTTACCATACTCAAATTGATACTAATACCTCTATAGGAAGTGAGTTAAGAACATTTGAGAGACTAATTGAGACTAATGAAGTATTAACTAATGAATTTAATTATGATTACTCAGAAAGATATAAATATAATATAGTATTTACTGATATTGATGAATTTGGTATAAAGATAATTATAAACAAAATGGTTTATGAAGAAGAAGTTTCATTTGTTTATAGTGGATTAAATATTGATATGAAAAGAACAATTGATAAGACACTTAGAAATTGGTTATCAAGAAATTATTTGGAATTATATAAATTAGGTATAAATGTTGAGTTACAATATACTGGTAGTTATACTTCATTGTTTTATAATTCGATATTAATATTAACTGAATATCCAAATGTACCAATTGCTATAAATGAAGTTAAAGTAGGTACAACCGCATATAGTTATATAGAACATTCTCGTATTTTATTTAATGATTTAGGACCATCTTTGAATATCAATATTAATAATAAAGATTATATTGTTCAAACTACAACATCATCATTATCAACTGCAACACAATCGATTGTTGATATTGGTACTACTTTGAAAAATTGGAGTGATTTATATTCTAATAACTTATTGGAGTATGGTATAATATCCAATGTTAAAAATAATCTTTTACTATTTGATATTAAACAAACTGAAAATAGACTTAATTATACTATAAATACTGGTAAGATAAATCTACCAGGTATAAATGATTATATTATTACTAAAAAAATGAAGGGTAATGATGGAGTTTTGATAGCATCTAATGAAGTTATATTATCAACAAATACACCTGAATCATTTGAAGAAGTTGGATTTGCAACGGGTATGGTTTTCTCAATAAATAATACTAATTATCCATATGTTAATCAAGAATTTAGTATTGAATATTTAGATCCTAAAGTTTTGAACTTGAGTTATCAAGGACCTTTTTGGGATGTTAATAATTTCATATGTAATTTATCACCATTTGTGACTATTGCATTTAGTTTAGGATTTGGACAAACTGCTTGTGGTTTTAATACAATGGATGGTACATCAGGTGAGTTTGATATTCAGGCATTTAGTGCATCAGAGTTTAATATAAATTTTAGTCCAAATACATACACTTCTTATTCATATAGTGGAGTTTCTGGTATGGTTGATATTAAATATATTCAATTATCTAACTCAATTTATGTTTTTGGTGATTCTAGTATAGGTGTTTTAGATTCTTATTATGGAATAAATATAACTACTATAGATTTACCTGGTAATACTGCTAGTATAAAAATGGAATTTAACAGTTTTAATAATTATGTTTACTGTTTATCAAAAAATCTATTAAATATAATTGATCCATTAACAAATGTGATAATACATACAGTTATACTAACTAGTGATGCGGTTGATATATTAGCAAACCCAATTAATGGTGATGTTTATGTTTCATATAGTAATAATTTAAAAATTGATATTTTTTATTATGATACTTTTTTATCTACATCAATAAATAATACTTCATTTAGTGGAAAGATGGTTTATCATGAGTATGAAGATGATATTTATATCACGTGTAATAATGGTAATATACTTAGAGTTGGTGGTATAGATAGAAGTCCTCAAAATACTTATACTATCGGTGGTACTTTATCAAATATTTATTATGAACCTATCAATGGTAGTATATTTGTTTATAGTACAAATGGTGTTTATCGAATTGATAATGGCTTAGTGAGTATAACTGATTTAACAACATCTACATTTTCTGATATGATATTTAATAATCTAACAGGTGAGTTAAATGTTTCTGATGATAGTAATTCATTTATTAGACTAGGATTAACTGGAAGTATTGTTGACTATACTAATGTTTCCAACCATGGTTATTTAGGATTGAATCCATATGATGGTTCAATTTATCTATCATCTACAACTAATAATATAGTTGTTATAGATCCACTTACTAATACATTTGTGTTAAATGTACAAACTGCAATAACGACTAAATTAGTTTATAATCCTGATAGAAAGTCTATGTGGTTTATACAACCATCTACAAATGGAATTGTTGAGAGTGTAGTTACTCTAAATAATGTAGTTACTCTAAATAATATACAATCTACTTCAGTTGATGATAATCAATATGGTACTTTACATAGTGACTATGTACCTAGACCAGACATTTGGTTGAAAACAAGAGATTATTTTAGAAGACCTAGAGAAAATTTTAATGATGAGAATTCTGTTAAATACTATTGGAAATGGTTTTCTGATAATGTACCAGAATTCTTTTTATATGACTACTCTGGTACTCAGTTACAATTAAGTGAGAATATTTATAAAGGTTCTGCATCATATTCATATACTGGTTTGAGTCCATTGAGTCCAGTTGTATTAAATAAGACACCTAATACTGATATTACTAAAACTTCATCACCAGAATATCAAAAGACAATCTTCGATAAAATAGAATATACATTAAGTCATATTGATGATAGTATTGATGTTTCTACTGATGTTGAACCTTTACAATTATTTATTGGTTTTCAATCACAAAGTGAAGGAGCACTTCGTTCTATCTTACAATTATATAAACAAGAATCTATTTACTTTACAATAAAGTCTAATATTTTACAGAGTATTACAATGGAAACACTAGATAGTAATCTTACTACTAGAAGAGGTCAAATAAGTTTAAATGTTAATTCAACAGATGTATTTACTGATAAAGGATTAAAAGTTGACCAACATATAGTTATCTATGTTAAAGATAATAGTAATACTAAAGACCAATATATCTCACATAATAGTGCATCTATGTTTATAATAAAAGAAATATATACTAGGACATTAGTAGTGGATTTTTTTGATATAGAAAATGATATATTAGAAAATGAATCAACTGTTATAACAGATTATCCAAAAGTAGGTAATACTACATATTTGGATTTTAGTATAAAAGTTGTTGATAAGGAAATAGGTAGATTTTTCACATATGGTCAAACTGAAGAAGAAGATGTTAGATTTAAAATAGAATTGGGTAATATTGGTAAATTGATTGATACCCAAGATGTATTTATATTTAAACAATATGATATATTAGAAGGTGGTATTGATTGGACTTTCTTAAATAAGAAGAGAAAAGAAATGATGATGATGAAACATCTGATTTATCCATATATTGGTTCTTATAAATCACTTATAAATGCAATTAACTTCTTTGGATACAATGATTTACAACTAAATGAATATTATAAAAATGTTGATACAACATCTTCTGACTTTACCAAATTATTTAAAGTAGAGATTCCTGATATTTTTGACAATACTGTTGAAGGTTGGACGGAAAATGATTTTATTAAACATACAATGCCTAATGATAAGTTTGAAGGAACTAATCTTTTCAATTTAACTTATTTTATAACTGATAAAGATGGTACAAATGTTCTAACATATTCACTTGATGAAGTAATTATAAAATTACAAGGTTTGAAATATTGGTTAAAGAAAAATATTATTCCATTAACACATAAAATACTTGATATTACAGGTAGAGCTTATCTTAGTAGTGGTACTCAAATACAACATAGAGTTAATGATATTAGAATAATTAATATTAGTGAAAATATGACACCAGTTTCATTTAAATTAAATGAGGCTTATCTAATTCCGGTTAATAGTGGATCAACTGTCTATAACTGTGTATTAGACTTATATTCTATAATACCGGGTATTGGTGCGGACAAAAACACTGATATATTGAAAACACCACCAACTCCATATAATGGAGTTAAATTGGTTTCACCTGATTACTTTAATATAAAGATAAGAACTTATAAAACATTTAAAGAATGGGTTCCTTTTTTCACATATAGTAAAGGTGATAGAATTATATATTATGATATTTTATATGAGTCAGTTATTGACTTGAATAGAGTAAATAGTCCTAGAAAATATGAATTGATTACATCTTGGGTGTCTAATCAAACTTATATAGAGACAAATATTGTTAAATATAATAGTGATATTTATGTATTACTTATTCCATCTTTACAATCTACAATAAGTCCACTTTTAGATTCAAATTGGAAGAATATAACAGAATGGAGACCAATAGGTTTAGATCCAGTTCAGACAATATCTGAATTTAGAAGTGGTACTAATATGTTGCCATTTAATTTTACTGTTGATTCTAATTTAGATCCATTTATTGTTGTTGAAGTAACATCTGATAATGGTTATGGATGTGTCTATACTGATAAGAAAAATTACGAAATAAGAGGCAATAAAGATTTGATAACTAATAATCAAACTAAGGATCGAATAGGTCCATTCGTTCCAATTGATGAGATTACGACAACTACGATTGCACCACCGACAACAACAAGTACAACTAGTACAACTACTCAAGCTCCGACAACGACTAGTACAACTAGCACAACTACTCAAGCTCCGACAACGACTAGTACAACTAGCACAACTACTCAAGCTCCGACAACGACTAGTACAACTAGTACAACTACTCAAGCTCCGACTCCGACAACGACTAGTACAACTACTCAAGCTCCGACTCCGACAACGACTAGTACAACAAGTACAACTACTCAAGCTCCGACAACGACTAGTACAACAAGTACAACTACGAGTACTACAAGTACAACTACAAGTACAACTACTCAAGCTCCGACAACGACTAGTACAACAAGTACTACTACGAGTACTACTACTACTCTATCTCCTATAATAACTGGTAATCTTTGTGGGTATTGGACAAGTAATGTATATCCCATGACTCCTACTAATACTGAAAATAGGATTGATGGCTATATAGATTTTAGTTCAAAAATCAATGGTGAAACCATTGACTCAGTTAATAGTTGGGTTAGAGTAAGGTCTATTGTAACTCTCTATGGAGGTGGGTCCACAATTCCTGATGACGGTTCGGGAGATTTGATCTTTGATGAAACTAATAATAGGGGATACATCAGTCAATCGAGTATAGTTGTTTTCCAAGTGGATGACCCATCAGGAGCAATGACTCTTTTCTTTGAGGGGTACATAACAACTTATGAAGGTACAATCTGGAGCCTATCTGATGCCTATAGTGATTACACAGATACGATTGGCCTCAATACTTTAAATCAATGTCCCATAATATAAAGTAAATAAAAAGGTTATGTTTTAGAATAATGTAAATCTTCATTGTAATGGATATTAAGATATTATTTATAAATGTTCCTCGTGATAAAGAATGTAAAAGTTAAATATTTAGTACAGTTACTTTAGCGGTTTCTTTTATTTCTTGCCAATATTTATAACTGGCAGTACTTTCATTGATATTTAAATCTTCATTATATGGAAAATTATTCATATAGTCTGATTTATAGAAAAGTCCACTATTTGAGTTAACAACTCCTGCATTATGAAATATATTTAATCTATCCCATTCCTGTATAGAAGATGTTCCCCAAGCAAATAGTAAATCATCATGGCATACGGTTTTGATGCCCAATTTCCATATATTCCAAAGAACTGCCCACATATCTGCACACCATATTTGTAATTCGTGATATTGTGGATTTTCTAACTTTTTAATATTATTTAAATCAGTTATTTCTTTGAATAATCGTTCAGAATCATTTTCTACCTTTTCCCAAAATTCATAATTAATATTCTTCATTATATATTGTGCTCCTATAGAATTAAGTTCATTATCTTTAATTAATTGTTTATCTATATTCAGTATTTCACACATTTTGTCTAAAATATCTTCACCTTTACTGATTATATAATCATGTCCAATATACCACCTTGTATCAGAACCATAAAATATATTATCATTTTCAAATTTATCAAAATTAACAGGTTTGGTAAATACAATATCACAATCATGATAAAATATTACTTCTTCTGATAGATAAGGGTGATTGAAAAAGTGTTGTTTTAAAATATTTGGCCTTATTGAGCTTATATAGGTTTTTGATTCTCGTATATCATCATAGAAGAAAAATCGTGCAGCATAATTATTAGCTAACTTTGACCATTCTTCTGGTATAGTACCATTTTTGAAACATACTATATCCACATTATTTAAATTTATTCCATTTTTTACAAAATTATTTATCATTACTTCTACTTGCCAAACATAATACTTTGTGGCGGGTTGTGCACATATATATCTCATAGTTTATATATAAATAAAAAACCTCTTAATTAAGAGGTTTTTTAATATTACTGTTCAAATTCTAATACTGTTTGATTTGAAATTTCACGTTCAACACCTTCTTCAAAGCAAGCGACCCAGTCTTGAACATCTGATGATAAACTTTTACCAAGTGTTTCATAATAATTAAATACTTTACTAACATCACCAATTTTACGAAGAATTTGTGAGAATGTATAAGCATCTTTTGTTAATCCCTTAATTTTATAAGTTGAAATTAAGTGATAAATATAAGTAACTTCTGTTGCATTAACTTGAAAAGGAAATAATTGATAATCATCAGAATACTTAGTTGATTTCATTATATCAAATAAGTCTGTAAGCTCTATTGCAAGAAATACAGTATTTACATCATATTCTAATTTAGTTAGAATTAAGTCTGTTAAAAATTTCCATTGTGATTTATTTAGATTAAAATTATATTTAGTATCTTGTAGTAAATCAGAATATTGTTTCCAAATAATTTGTGCATTATTATAAAGTTCATCTTTTTCACTATCTGATTTACCTTTACCAGTAGTTGTATTGATAAATTTAGTAATCTCCTTTGACTTTAAGTCTAACTTATCTTCTGATTCTTTAGTTATAAGAATATAATCGTTAAGATTCTCAGTGAAATTAATCTGAGGTTTAACTACATTTGTTTCTATTGTTTTTGACATTTTATTTAATTATTTTTTATATGATGAAAGTATCTTGTTTTTCATCTTCTTTTTGTTCAATAAATAAAGACTCTACTTGATTCGCTCTACTTACCTTTTCTACACCATATTTATTTACCAAAGATGCAAATGTATTCAAATCAGTTTTTACTAATTTAATTTTACCACTATCAATATTCATATTGATTTTGTCAATTTCTTGTTCAATTAATATAGTTCTTGATTCTTCATCAAATGCTATCATCAAGTCCTCATTTATAGTCACTAACAATTCTTTATTTAAGATTGCACACATATTATCTGCAATTTTAGTAATCTTTATCATACTTTTTTGTTTTTTGTGTCCTTGAAATTGAAAGTCTATTTTAATAGGAAATGTTTTTTTATTAAAAACATCAAAAAAATCAGTTATAGTATCGTCAGATACTTCATAAAAATTATCATTCATATTTATATATATTTTAAGTATTATAACATTAAACTATTGAAAAGTTTATTTTAATAAAAAATATGATATGATTATCATTAATAAAGATGTTGGTATAACTCTATAATATAAATTATCATAAAATTTATTAGTCTTGAATAATGAGAATCCAATTACTACAAGGTATGATAGTTTATCAACTTTTTTGACTTCATATGACTGAAAGAGTTCGGACAATCCAATTGAATTTAAAAATTTAGAAACAATCATGGTATATTCTCTAATATAACTTTCAGATATTTTATCAATATCGGACTTTTTAATAGAAAATGCCTCACCTATTAATTCTTCGGGTACATTTAAAACTGTATAAAGTCTATATGCTTCATCGATTCTTATATTTAAATTTTGTTCTAACTGAACTTTATTTTGTTTTAAAATTCTTCTATAATAAAGAAAAAGTTGTATTTTTTTTAAAAATGATATTCGTTTCATAGAATATTATATTATAAGTTTATAAAAAGTTTAATTATTTCATGGTCAAATCTACCACAGGTTCTGCCTGAAATCCTTTACTCGCAATATACTCATCAAGTGATGAAGTGGAATGGTTAATATTTGCCAATAGGTCAATTACTATATCTAATTGTTGATGAGTATCACCATATTTAGATTTTGCTTTATCTTTTATAAGTCCACCTTTTTTATCTTCTTTAGCACCAACCATTGGTCGTTTTGTTCCACTAACATCTGCATCAAGTAATTTACTAAATACACTTGCTTTATTCTCTAAAGTTGACATCATATTACTAAATGCCTGTTCATTCATTGCGGCAAGTACTGCCAAATTACCTGTTAACTTTCTTATTAAATTTACTTTATTACCATCTATTGATGATAAGGCACCACCAAATTTTTTCAAAGCATTTGCCAATTTATCATATGCACTCGCCAATTTAACCATTGAATTTGCAGTTTGTGATACTGGATCTTGTCCAAATAATGTTTTAAGAGTACCTTGTCCTTTATTAATTTCAGTTAATTTTTTTGCTAAATTTGCAAATCCTAGTACATTAGATGATAAACTTTTAATATAATTTGGATCGATTTTCTTACTAAAGAATTTAGCACCACTACTTAATATTTTTGCAGTATTAACTATCCGTGATGCAACTCTATCAATAGATCCCATCTCTACCCAGTTTATACCTTTTATACTTTTAGTTATACTAATAAATGTACTTATTAGTGATTTTACTGAATTGACCCATTCTTTTTTGGGATATGCTTCCCATACATTGGCCTTTACTTTTGAAAATTTATGAGCTACATTTACAATTGCTTGTGCAGTCCAAGTTATTCCTTTAAATATACTTTCAACTACATCATCACCTGATGTAAAAAATCCTGCGCTATTCAGTGCTTTAAATATTGGACTAAATGCAATCATTGCAGAACCAACACCTTCAGACCACTCTTTTGTTGGACCACTCTTAAATGATGCTTTACTTTCTGAAAATTTATTAGCTGCTAATATTATACCATCTACTATACTTAATATACCAGAACTCATTTGTTCCGGAGTTACCTTAACACTAAAGAATCCACCCGAACTAAGTGCTTTATATACTGGTGCGAATGCGGCAATTGCCAATCCAACACCTTCAGACCAAGCCTTACTAGGTCCATTTTTAAATGCGGTTTTAACACCTGCGAATTTATTCGCTGCAGTTATTATACCATCACTAATACTTAATATACCGGAACTCATTTGTTCTGGAGTTACTTTAACACTAAAGAATCCACCTGAACTAAGTGCTGTATAAACTGGTGCGAATGCTGTGATTGCTAGAGATATACCTTCTGACCAAGCCTTAGTAGGTCCACCAGTATATTTACCTTTTCCTAGTATAAATGATGAATCAACAATTGTTTGTGCTATCATCAATACTGCTTCAGAACCTGCCATTAATGCAACCATTCCTAATCCTAACGAACCTAATATAAATGTACCTAAGGTACCCATTGCCATACCAAACCCAAGCATACTTAGACCTACTCCCATAGACCAACCTAGAGTTGGATATTTATCATATTTACCTTTATCAAGTATATGTGAAGTTGCAACTATTGTTGTAGCTACTACTAAGATTGCAACAGCTCCTGCTAATATAGCTAAGGCCCCAAGACCACTCATTGCAATTGTTCCTAAAACAACTGCTGCCGCACCAAATGCCAATAGTGAAATTCCGACACCCAAAGACCATTTCCAGTCTGGATATTTCTCATATTTACCTTCTGATAGTATCAATGAACTTACCATAATAGCAGTTGCTATTATCACCAGTGAGATACCACCTGCAAAATAAGTTCCAGGATTACCTAACTTATTAACAACCCACATTGCCGCAGCTACTACTGCAATAGATATTGCCAAACAAACACTAAACACTAATATTTTAATCATTGAACCAAAAGATATACCATTAAGATATTCTTGTGCTTGAAATAATATATACGCGGATGCGGCAATTGCTAGTGTTAAAAGTGTAAAAACTAAAGGTATTTTTATAACAGTGCCCATATCTAACTTACCAACAACTGGTAAAATTAATTTAAGTGCAAACGCAAAAGCTATAAATAAAATTGATATACCTATTGCAGTAATAAATTGTGCAAAAGTTATAGGTATTACCATACCAAGTGCATGAGATGATACTGCGATTGCTAATGCCATTGCTGGTAATAATAGTGGTAGTATAAATACTGCACCAACTATTGTACCTGGACTAATACCATCGAGTGATTTTAGTAATTTTGCCATGCCAAATGATATAACTGTAAACATACCTGCTATTAATATAGAAGTAACTGCCTGACCAAGACTTATTGGTGTAACCATCTGTAATACCCAAGATGATAAGGTTATTCCTAATGCAATTGCAGGTAGTAAAATTGGTAAAAGTAAAATACTTTTACCTAATGTAACTACATTCGCACCACCTAGTGATTTTAATATTTTTGCAATACCAAATGATATAACTGTAAACATACCAGCAATTAGTATAGAAGTAACTGCTTGTGCGAGTGTTATTGGAGTAACCATAGATAATACCCAAGATGATAATGTTATACCTAGTGCAATTGCTGGTAATAAAATAGGAAGAAATAAAATACTTTTACCTAATGTTACAACATTTTCACCACCTAAACCTTTGAGTATTTTTGATATACCAAATGATATAACAGTAAACATACCTGCAATTAATATAGCAGTAATTGCTTGAGTAACACCAATTGGTTTTACCAAACTTAATATCCAAGATGACAATGTTATACCCAGTGCCATCATTACTAGTATCTTCGTTGTATTTATCGCATCATCTTGTGTTAGTTTTAGTTTAGCTACTTTTTCAAATGCCATTGCCATGACAAGAATAGCTAATGATAATCCAACAACTGATACGAAGTCAATACTACCTACTAATTTAAATGCTAATCCAATTGCAAGTACACCTACTGCAATTAATAGAATAGTACTAACACCTTTTTTAATATTACTTTCTGATTTTTTATCAGCAGTTTCTTCAAAAAGACCAGTTTTCTTCTCTTTACTCTTAGACATTTCTAAAATTGTCTTTTGATTTTTAAGAATTTCTTGTGTATCTGACTTTATGGAATTTATACCTGCACTAATTTCTTTAATTTCTTTAGAGAAATCTCCACTTTGTAAAACATTAGTGGTCGTAGTGTTACTACTACCCTTTTTTTCAAGGGCTTCTGAGATCATAACTAGTGCTTCTGATAAATTATCTAGTGCATTTAATAACTGTTTATCCATACTAACTATATATAAAAGTTTTAATCCTTTTAAGTATTTATACTATAACTATTAATTAATATTAATATATAGTATATAAAAATTATGGAAAACATGTGTATCAAAAGAACATTACGTTATTATTTCCTAGGTGAATCATTGAAGGAAATAGAGGTTAATAGAATATTTGGTAAGGTTAGTAAAAAAGATGAATTATCAAATAGAGAAAAGAGATTTATCGAACTTTATAATCATAAAATACAAGATGATAAAGACTTTATGTATCTTTCTAAGAATACTACTTGTGAGCGTGTTAAAGATTTATTAGAGAGAGGTAAAAAAGTAATTTGTGACCTACATGATAGAGATGGTTTAATTGGATTACCCGTTATGAGCATTGAAAATGACTATGAAGAAGAATTTGGTTTAGTTATAATGAAAAATGAAACACATAAATTAAGTGATAAGTTTCTTTATAATATAATTTATAATCAAAAGTTAGGTAAATATTCATTACAAGAACAAGATGAATATTTTGAAAAAATAACTATAAATAATAATGATAATTAAAAAATTTAGTCAATTTACTAATGAGGCAATATCTGGTACTGAAATGGTTGGTCCTGTTGGTCCAGGATATGGTGAAACTAGACTACAGAATAAAACCATAACTGGTTATGATACTGATGTCATATATAGTGAGTTGGGTGGTCGAATTTATACAATAGATGAATATAATCAAATGTATCAAGATTATTTAAAATCAGGTGGTTCGCCATTAGATGGTTATAATAAAGAAAACTTGGAGACTGTAATTTTCTTTTTTCAAGAAAAACAAGACGAGTAAAAACAATATATAAGTTTGATAAAAAACAGAAATCAAATTATGAGTAAATTAGTAACACTGAATGGTCTAGATGACCAAAAATTATTAAATGAATTATTTAATGATGAAATTGTAGTATTCGAGGATATACAAGGATCTAAAATATGGGTTAATTGGGATGGTAAAGAGTTTATAATAAGACCAAAATCATTATCAAGTGAACCTATTAATATGGTAGATTTGGCAATGCAGAATTATTATAATCCTGCTATAAATTATTTTAATTCTTTAGATAATAGAGTGAAAAGTCTTTTGAATAAAAGATGGTCATTTTGTTTTGAATATTTCCCAGATAGTCAACCAGCGAATATTGAGTATAATAGAACTCCTAAAAATAATTTAGTATTAACTGCTATAAATAAGGCAGGTAAGTATGATTTTATATTAGAAGAGTTGGATGAATATGCTAGATTATTTAATGTAGAGATAATTCCAGTTATTTATCAAGGTAGATTAACTGATAAAATGATAGAAGCGATAAAATATTTTATTAATACTAGTACAGATGATTTAGAATATATTTTTGGTGAGAAATCATTTACTTTTTTCTTTTATAAAATTTTAAATCCCGTTTTACAGAGTTCATTTTTAATGGATGATTTTCAAAAAAATACAGAAAAATTAATAATAAGAAGTAAATCAAAAGATATTTCCTTTGAATTACTTAATCCATTATATACAAGACTTAGTGAGAATAATGATACTGACTTTGTTGAGATATACACGTTAATATTAATAAATTTTCTTAATTTTAGTCAATCAATTGATTTAGAAAATATTAAATTAAAAGGAGATAGAAAAGATGAAATTTATATTTATTTAGTTTGTAAGTTATTTAATATTTATATATCTGAAGTGAAAAGTGATCTACTAGATTTCGACTTCACAGTTCCTGAATTTTTTGATAAGGATAAATTTAAAATTAATACTGAATTAATTAAAAATAAATTAACTAAAGAGTATATAAGTGAGAGTGATAAATTAGAATATATCTTTAAAGTAATACTTGGGTCATTTAATAGAAGAAGAAAAAGACCAATTGGTATTTTTACTGATAATACTGTAAAACTATTTAATAAATTTGTAGATGAGATTGATAATGAGATAGGTAAGTATATGAAGAAGATAAGTGAGGTTGAATTGACAAGAGCTGGTCTTTTAGATTTCGGGGATTTCTTTGATATTCAGTATGATACTGATGCGAGTGGACAAGTTTATCCTGATGTTTATTCTGAATTTGAAAAAGGAGTTGAACATGATAAGAAGAAAAAGGGTAAAGGTGGTAAACTACCAATTGAACCAATAAACACAACAAAAAAACCTACTATATAGTAGGTTTTTTTGTTATCTAAGCCACCAATCACCACCTTTGATTTCTTGAAATCCTTTGACATCATGTATGTATTTATACACCCAACATTCAATGTCAGTTGATGTAAGTATTTTCGTTCTTACATACTCATCCCCTTCGAATTCATCAAGTATCGGAAATACGATAGGATCTATTAAATAAACATCACCCAAAATTTTACCTTTTCCATCAACAAAACCAGGGTAAAAATCATTTACCTTATAAATTTTACCATTTATTGTTGCCTTTCCACAAAATATAGGATTGTTTAATAAATTTTTAGCAGTGTCTCTAAACTGTCCATATACAAATAAATATTCTTTCATAAACTATATATTTAATTTACAATATACATAATTATGAGAGAAGTTGATATAAAAATAAACAATATAGTAGTAGAATCAAAAACTAGGACACTTAGAGCTTCACTTAAAAGAGAGTTAGTACAAGATATTAATTCTTTCTGTAATATTGATACACTCGATGAATTAGAAAGAATTTTAGGAACAGAAATTAGAAGAGAAATTAGACGTAAAAAAATTGATAAAATATTCAAACATACTACATAATTTTGATATAAAAAGTATGTATATTAAAAACACAATTATTAATAAAAAGTCAACAGGAATAGTATCTCAACGAATACAAGATAAGACTTTTACACTTCAATTTTTACCAGAGTGTTTATATAATATAGAAAATATTAAAAATATAAAATATAAAGAAACTAAATTAAAGACAGATTATCTAATTGATATTATACATAGTCTAGTATTAAAATATTATTTCAAGAAAGAAAATAGATTTGCATTAAATGCAACAGTATTAAAGGATAAATATGGTTACTTATATAACTATTATATAAGTTATTTAATTGATAATAACATTATTTCATTAATGAATAATTATCAAACTGGAGTAACTTCGAGAATATATTCTTTAGATGATAATATATTTAATTCTAAGATTAAAAGATATAAAAACTATGATAAAGTATTACTAAAAAAATATAAAAATAAGTTTATTGAAACAGTTGATGTTGAAAGTAATAGTACTTCATCAAATAGTTTAATTGAAATAGATGTTAGAGAGAAACTAGTATCTGACTTATTTAATGTTAAGATAGAATTTGATAGAGCTATATTCTTTTTAGATTCATTAAAATATCAAGACTATGATGTTTATAATAGAAATATATATTCTGTTGAATGTATAAATAATAAACATATTTTTTATCATTTTGATAATTATGGTAGAATGCATACAAATTATACCATATTAAAATCATTTATAAGAAAGAATTGTTTATTAATCGATGGTGAAGAAACTTGTGAGATTGACATACAAAATTCACAACCACTATTCTTAACTAAACTTATTAAAGAGACAGGTAGTAAATGGGTTAAACAGGATGAGTTTCAATTATTTACAGAATTGACTACAAGTGGTTGTTATTATCAATATGTAATGGATAAATTAGGTGAAACTAATAAGAAGAAAGTAAAAGAGATGACTTATAAAGTTTTATTTGGTAGAAATATTGGAAATAGTAAGGTTGATAAAGGATTTAAAATTTTATTTCCTACTATTCACAATTTTATTAAATTATATAAGAAAGAACATGGTGATTATAGAGTATTGGCATATGATTTACAGAAAGCTGAGTCAAATTTAATATTCAATCGTATAATTAAAAAGATTATGAACTTACATCCAGATATTAAAATAATTACTATTCATGATAGTATTGTGGTACAGAAAAAATATAGAGATATTGTCAATAATATCTTTCAAAATGAGATAAGTCTAGAATTTGACTTAATATAAAAAAACAAAAATTATGAAAACATTTTATCTAAAATTTATAAATTCTGAAGAAGTTATAAACAAAGGAGACTTTAGAACATTGATGGATGCAGTTGGATATTTTTCAATTATTAAAAATCTTAGTGATGAAAAATTACTAGAAATTTTTAAAGTTACTGATAAATAAAATTAATATATAGTGTATGAATTTAGAAAACACTGAAATATCTTATTTATTAATATCATCTGATAAGTTGGATGATATTATGTCAGTTTTATATTCCAGAGATTATCAAATGCTTGAGATGAAAAAATATACTGATGGTGTATATAATGATTCAATATTGGCTTATGGAATAATAGATAATGATACCTTGAGAAAGGATATAATATTAATACTCGACAAATTTAATATACAATCTGTAATTATAAAATATAAAGGTGATAAAAAACCTAGAAGACTTATGAATAATGGATTTGAAAAATTACTTAGTGTAACAAAGTATAATGAAGATTGTAATACATCATATATCTATAAAGGAATGTCATTTTCTTTTTTTGAGGAAAAAAGATATTGGATTCCAAAAAAGAAAGAAGATTTTAGAGTTGGTATGATAGTTGAATATTTCAGTAATAATACTTGGAATGAAAAGTTAGTTGAAAATCCTAATGATGAATGGGATAGAATGTATAAATTAATGTTGAAATATGATAAAATCAGAATTCAATCTGTAAACTAATAAACCACTCAAAAGAGTGGTTTATTAGTTTAGTTGTCATACTTATTAAACATTCCTATTTTTGGAATACTTGAGTTTATACTTTTAATTAAGTCTTCTTTAGATAGATTTTTTAATTGTTGAAGTAGTTGTAAAGTTTTTTGATAACCAACCATATCAGGTTGTTCTCTACTATGATATAAATGATAACATTTATTTGGTACTTCTATATGAGTTAGAAAGTTTTCAACCTTAATTGCCTGAAAATCATCTTCTCCGCCCCAACCAATAAATTGTTCATTCCAACCACCGATTCTTTGTATAGAATCTTTTCTAAAAATACAAAGTCCACCACAAATATTTATTTTTTGATGGTCTGTTTCACCTCTACCAGGTCTTTGTATTTTGAGAAGTTCTGAAATAGGTAATACAGATTCATTTTGTTGTAAATCTAGTACTGAAGTATATGGACTAATCATATCATATTGTTCAATAAGTTTAATTGAATTAATAAATTGATTCGGTTCCATTATAATATCCGCATCTGAGAATACGATGATATTTGATTTTGAAATTTTTGTTGCAACATTAAATGCCCAAGATCTATTATATGGTTTATCGCTTTTTAGAAAAACATGTCTGGCTTTTAAATTTAGGTGACCTATTTTTGAGTGAGTATCTTGTTCTACGAGAATTACATCAACTCCAGTAAATCCATTTATCCAATCTAAGACTCTTCTTAAATTGGTTAGTCTATCTAATCTGTGTTTATAACCTATTACATATGTAAAAGAATGTGTGTTCATTAATAATTAATTATTTTTTAATTATATGAATAAAATTAACTATTGTTTAGGTGATATATAGTCTTTTTGTGAAGTAATTAACAACATTTGATTAGTTGATAGTTCATTATGATTCCAATTCATCCTTTTGCAATAACTTAATAGGAACTTTTCTCTTAATAATGAAATGTTTTCTTTTTTTGATTTATCCATAATTTAATTTTTATTTTATATATAATTTAATTATCTTTGTAGTATGATATTTAAAGTAAGAGGTATATTAGATTTCAGTCCAGAGGACAAAACTAAGAAGCATGTTAGTCAGGCTTCTTGGAAGAGAGTTGCTATGATACGAACTAACTGTGAATTAGATAGATACTATGCTTGGTTTTTAAAGAAAAGATTTAATCTTGAGTTAAATAGTACCTTGAGAGGAACTCATGTTACATTTATTAATGATAGAATGGATGCTAAAGTATTTGAACAATTTGCACAAATATTTGATGGTAAAGAAATAGACTTTTATGTTGAAACTGAACCAAGAAGTAATGGTGAACACTGGTGGTTAAGAGTACATAGTCCGGAAGCCGAAAGTATTAGAGAGGTAATGGGTTTATCAAGAGAACCATTCTATGGCATGCACTTAACATTAGGATATGCCTTGGTTAAATATCCAGAGGCCACTGCATTAAATGATAGTCCACTTGCAATTAAAGTAAGAAAAGATTATATAGAACATTCTGAATATATCTTAGAGTGTTGTAAAAAAAATGAATTGATTTCTAACGAGCCAAGAAAACAATTAAGTGAATTAAAATTAGTAGAATGGAAGAAATAGTAGATTATATTGTAGATACTTATGAATTTGAAATTGTTCCTTGTTCAATTCCAAGTAATGAGTTTCAATATCAAAAAAGAAACTTCTATATTTGGATAAAGAATAATATAGGTGAGAAATTATTTTATTTTTTAAGAGATAAGGTCTCACCTATAAAATTTCTAAAAAATAGACCTGATGGTTCTATTTCTTTAAAAAAAAGAACATCTGATGATAAGTTAATTGAAATTGAAATTCAAAAAATTTATTTGTTTGACCATAGTAGTAATGAGGTTAAACCATATTTTAATTATTCAATAAAAACATTCTTCGATATAGATAGTTTTTGGTTTCCTGTTAGAAATTTACGTAGTAGTGGTTTATATGATGAAATACAGATTGAAAAACTTGATATTAAATCAATAGATGGTCTTATTTGTCAAATACCAGATTTAAAAGAATTCAATAGAAATAAGAAAATCGAAAAATTATTAAAATAACTATAATGATGTTACATGAATAAAGAAACAAATTTATAATTATTTATATAACTTTTATGATTAAAGCCGGTAAATTCAAACCTAAATAAAGAGTTGAACCGATAAAAAAATTAGAAATTAAGATGATAGAATTAACTTTACAAGAAAGGATAGAATTATTTTGTAAGAAATATAAAAAAAATATTTCTTATGGTAGTGATTTATTACATGAAGACTTGGATAAACATGATATTCCAAGGAAAATAAAAATAAAAGAATAAAATGAGTAATTTATCAACAATGGATTATAGAGATACTTTAATTGAACAAATTAAAGGTATTGATACAACTGACTTATCTGATAATGTTAGTGATAAGACAATAAATGAAATTATTGAAGAACAGAAAGTATATTTCTGGATAAGATTGTATATTAAAGACGAACAACCAAATATTGAAATTGGTGATGATATTAGTATTGAATGGACTCCAAGTGGAGAGAAATTAACAACTAAGTTTATTTGTTATGGTAAACAAGGGTCTGATAAAGACCAAGGTGATGAAATGACTCAATATAATACTGAAGATGATAAGAAAGTACTTTGTCTAATGATTAATGAAAAGGATGTCAATTATAACGATGATATACCATTCATAAGAACTTTATTTAAAACAGGAAGACATTTTGAGTTTCAATTAGTAAAAAGAGATGAATTATTATTTATTATAAATAAAAATAATATAATCTTAGATTATTATGACACTAGCTTCTAATATAGAGAATATAATACTAAATTATTTCTCTGAGATAATATACACTAATAATAATCCATTTATTTTAAAGACTAAAGAAGTTTTTAAAATAAATGGTATTATTGAATATAATAATAAAGAGGAAGTTTATAATTTGAATAAGTATCAATTAGCAAATGATATATCTTCTATCAAATCGATAATAATGGAAGAAATGTTACTATCTAATAGGAAAGTATTTAATATATCTAAAAATATATTTACTAGGTTAACCGGTGGTAATAAAAAGAATTTATTAAAAGAATTAAGTAATCTATCTGAAGAAAAATTTATAATATCATCAACAGAAATATTTAACAAATTTCTAACAGAATTAAATTGTAATATCATTATAAATGATAATCTAATGAATAGTATTATAGTTGGTGATAAATCATCTAAATTTATTATCAAACTAAATCCTGATGATGTTGAAATATCATTTGATAAGAGTAACTATTTTATTATTGAAATTAATTAATAAAATACTGAACCGTTTCGATTTCACGAGTTCCATACTTTATACTAACTTCTATACTATTTCTAGGTTTTGAAATATCACTACCTAATATTTTACTAATTTTATAATCTCTAATATCAGATATATTATCAATATTAACTAAAACCATACAACTACAAATTAAGTTAGTTTCTACTAACCTTTTATTAATATGACTTTGTATAAAATTTGTAATATCGTGTTTACGTGAATTATTTTTAAGTCCAAAAACTTCCATAGATTTTCTACAGAAAAAAGAGATTATACCTTCGATATAATCTCTCTCAATTTCATGTAATTCTTTCATTTATACTATTCCTAATTCTCTTAATTTAATATCTCTTTTTATTGAATCATCAACAACAAGTTGAACATCTACCTTAGAAACCCATTTATCTTGCATAAAATTAATAATTCCTTGTTTATTAGCAGTATCTCTTCCTACTTTATGAGTTGATGTAAAATCAAGTGCTTTAACTTTAACTTTGTCTGTTGATACTTCCAATACTTCAAGTTCATAAGTAACCTCAAAATTGACTTCTTTTGGTGTTCCTTTTTCTATAATTAATCCATAATCAGGAAAAATTACTTTATCACCTGGCTCAATTAACATAAGTTCTTTATTGAATTTCTCCATTTCGGTATTTTTACCTTTTTGATTACTCAACTCTTTTTTAAGTTTGGAATTTTCTGAGTAGAATTTATGTAATAATATTACTGATAATAATAAACATACTGCTAATATAATCTGTGTTATTATCATAGTGATTAAATTTCGTAATACATATCAGAGTACATTGTAGATCTTTTAAGTATTTCCTTAATCATTTCAAGTCCAATATCTTGAACTGATACTAAGAAAACTGGATGTTCTGGTAAACTAAACTCAACAACCTCACCAGTTGCCAATTTTTTCATATCTACTTTACTTATATAAATAACTGCTTTATTGTAACCACTTCCATAGGTTATAGAACCTTCTTTACATACTGCGGTGAAATTCACTTCATTTAGTGATATTCTAATTTCTTTTTGTTCTGTCATATTTATATCTTTATTATTTTATTCAATTATTATATATTGTTTAGTAAACCTTCTAATTAATATTTATCATATTACAAATATACAATAAAATATACATTTTCAATAAAAATCTTTTAATATATACACTAATAAAAATTTATAATTAAATAATATGAAATGGATTAAATCTAGAGAGTTGTTTATAAATGAGGCAAAAGTAAGAGACGTTATTTTTCCTAGACAAGCAAAAGAAGTTGCAAAAATATGGGGTGAAAAATATTTAGACTATGAGGAAATATTACCTACTAGTAATATAGAACAAGGTAAATGGTTACTTTCAAAAGAAGATAAATATGAAGCTCTTAAAGAATTTACAGGTTCTGATATTGAAAAGTTATTTGAATTATTCAATTCTTTACCAGAAGGATTTGTTGAATTTATATCAACTACCGTTTTTAATGAAAAAGTAAAAGATATTAATATAAAAAGTCCAACTTTGGATGAAATGTGTGTTATTTTTGATAGTATTTTCAAAAAAATATCAGTAAATGATAGTATATCAAACAATGTTATTTCAAAAGATGAAAATGGTGTACCTCTTAGAGATGAAGGTGGTAACATGATTAAAGTTGAAAAGACTGCAGGTGAACTAGTTCTTTCAAATAACCTAGTTAACATAAATGCTGCAATAACTGATTATAATACATTGGTTGATAAATATGTTGAATTGAAATTAGGTAATAAATATAAATTGGAAGATAAAATTATACCTGCTAATAAATTATCTGGTGACCAAAATTTGGCAAACTTTATAAATTATGCGAGAAGTAATGAAAATAGAGACTTTAAATATGACTTTGAAATCTTTAATAAAGATATTTACTTATCAATAAAACACAATCCAAAGGATATATTAAACATGTCTATATCTAAATTTTATGCATCTTGTCAACATTTATATACTGGGGGTTATAGAGATCAATTACTTGGAAATGTTTTTGACCCAAATAGTATTCCTGCATTTTTAATATTTGATACACCTATCTTTCAAGGAGATGAGAAAATTTCAGATACATTGCCTTTATCAAGAATGGTTATAAGAAATTTAGAATCACTTGATAATAAAAAATCAGAAGTTAAATTATTTTTTGATAGAGCTTACCCAGATAGAATGCAGTCATTTTTTGTTAAAATAGTTGAGAAATATACTTCAAATAAAAATATTGGACAAGTTGGTAGTAACTGGTATGTATATTCACCAGATCTTGGAGATGATGCGGAACTAAAACAACCATATCACGATAGATTTGGTAGTAATATTAAAAGAGTAAAATATATTGGAATAAATACCAAAACTCTTTATCTTAATAAATTATACGATTGGAAAAATGTAAAAGTTGCTGCAAATTCTAGTATTAAAGAATTAGTAATAGAAACTACTGATATTCCAGTAAATCTTTTAGATATTCCATTGAATCTTGACTGGGTTAAATTTAAACTTTTAGAATTGAAAACATTGAAACCATTTTCTAAAATAAAATTTGATTCAATCGCATTTGATAAATGTAAATTCGCTATTAATATTTTTAATGATATTAATAAAAGTACACCTAATATTAAGAAAATAAAATTAACTAGTTGTGATAATGTTGGAGTTCCTAATTTCGGTCAATTTTCTGAATTGGAAGAATTACACTTATTATACACATTAGACTCATTAGATGAATTAGAACAAGCATTAATCGATACTAATCTTAAAAAACTTGTGGTTTCTGGTGACTTAATTACTAAAGAATCAAAAGAATTTTTTAGTTCAATTAAATCAAAAGGAATCAAATTGGAAATAGTAGGTCCAGTTATATAAATTTTTAAATAAATAAAATTATGAGACAATTAAAATATATTAAATTATTTGAAGCATTTGATTCTATTAAGTTATCAAAGACTTTGGGTTTTATAAACAAAGATAGTAGAAAAAAATTCAGTGATGATGTTAAGAAAATATGTAGTAGATCCGATTTTCCATTATCAAAAATAAATGATGATGTATTTGAATACCTACCATTTAAAAGAGCATTGGAATATTCATTTGATGTTGAAGATGTACCGTGTACTGCAACATCAGTAGGTATCTTTAGTGATAAAGGTATTGCAGGTGAGAAATGTGAAAAAGGTAAGATAAAAAGATCTTGGGGTGCTGGACGTGTTAGAATAGTAGATTGTGAAAATTGTGGTGGTACTGGAATCGAACCAAGAAAACCAGATCTTAAAATTATTAAATTTTGGTTTAATAGTGATGGTGAATATGTCGGTAAAACTGGAGTTGATGGTGTTGTAAGAGGTAGTAGTGCTAATGTTATTGGTAAAAAAGATCAATATTCTACTGATATAGAAGATTATATAGTTGGTAAAGAATTAAGTTTGGATGAAGTAAAGGCCTTAACTAAAGGAACTCCTATATTAGTTGACTTTCCTACTGGTCAACTTTCTTATGATTTTAGAAGTAAAAATAAACCTGTTGTTGCAACATTTTATAAAGACAATAATTCTTGTTGGGGAATTCAAGATGAGTTGGGTACATATGATAATCCTAATGGTAGATGGAAACAATATGGGCGATATGGACTTAGATTAACATCGTCACAATCAAATTGGAATCCAGGTCAACAAAGATATACTAAGATAAATTTATTGACACCTAAGGCACCAAGAGAAGATTTCGATCCTTACACGGTAAATATACCTATTGAATTTGATAGATATGAAGGTTTGATAAATAAAAGATATTCTGAACTAAAACCTTTATTAAAAAATGCAGAATTTGCATTAGTATTAGACCTTTCTAAACTTAAATCCATGGATGTTACTAAAAGAAGTGAGACTAGAGAAGAAAGAGAACAAATTAAAAAGGGTGCAACTGCACTTCTTAAACCAGAAGATATTAAAGCCGCAAATATCAAAAGATATTTTGATGAATTAGTAAATAGAAGTAAACTTAAAGGTGATTTAGATGATTTGAAAAATCTTAACAAGTTAATGTTAAAATTATTAGGGTCTCAAAATATTCTATTCTTTTTGGTTGATAATACACAAACTGATGGTTTACGAGAAATTAATACAATTGGAAATAAAATTTATAGACTTGTAAAAGTAATTGAAGGTAGTGGTGAAGGTATACCTGGAAAAGTTGAAGATGTTAATGGAGATATTAAAAGAGAAATTTCAGATGCAAATTCTTATTCAAGAAGAGTTAAAACAAATTTGGAATCTATAAAAACTAATCTTCTAGAAGGTATACCTTCACCAAATGATATTATTTTATTTGAAAATGTAATGACTCTTAATAATTTACTTTATAAATATGTATCAAATTATAAAATAGATAATCTATTTGACTATGAAATTCTTTTACAAGAATTATATGCAATTCGTCATGTTTTATATTCAGAAAGATATGGTTTATATAGATTGAAAGAATTTATGGGTAGAATATCATCAAGTTATGGTAATGATGCACATAGATATTTCACAAGACTGAGTGAGACAGAGAATAAAAATGCTAATATAGGAATTAGTAATCTTATTAAATTTATTAAAATTAAGTATTCATTATAATGAAGTATATAAAAGTCTATGAAGATTTTAACAAAGATGGTATATTAATAGTTGTTGATGTACAAAAATCTTTTAAGAAATTTTTTACTGATAACTACTTATCTGAATTGAAAACCTATTGTAAAAAATTTAAAGATGTTTATCAGATATGGGACAATCATGTAAATGGTAAAAATGTTGATAAAGATTACCTTTATGATGAAAACCCGGATATTCCTGTTGAGAGTGATTTATATCAATTTCCAAATCAAAGAGATTTAATCGAAAAACGATATAATTATGATGTTGATGCAGACTTTTATATAAAGATACTATCAGATGATGTTTATAAAGAGATAAAAGAAAAAGAGAATAATAATTCCTTACAAAGAGGTGATACTTTCAATACAAAAGAAGGTACTTTACTTATTTATATTGGTAATAATCATAAATGGTTTCATGTTCCAAAAAAACTTTATGATATTTTTTTGACAATGAAAGGTAAGGATGTTGTTATAGTAGGTGGTTCTGATCAAGAATGTTATTTAGATATTGAAGTAAGTGGTAAAGTATTAGGAGTAAATGTTAAAAGAAATAATAGTTATATATATTCTGCTGATAATTGTCCTATAAAATAATCTATCCTATATATCTATTGCCTTTTGAACAATTATCAATCATCCAAAGAGGTTGAAAATTAGTATAATATGAAAGTTCATATATTTCGTCAATATTTTTTGCATATGATATAGGTATAATGTGATCAAGATGCCACTTTCCATAATTGTCCCAAGACATATCTTCTATAAATTTAGATTCTATATAAATTTTAAAATCTTCTATTTCAATTCCTAATATATCCTGTGTTTTATAATTTTTAATAAATCTATTTTTTCTTAAACTATCCGATAGACTACTTCTTAAATTACAAATAAGTTTAAAAATTATATCATTTTTCTTTTTATCTCTGAAATATTCATTTTTACAATCTTTACAAGATGCACTTAGTTTATTTTTTCGTGAGTTATCTTTTATAAATTCTGATTTATTCTTTATAGTTAAGCATTTAGTACATACACTCTCATCATCACTAATTAAATAATTCAATTCATTTACTTTAAATCTTTTGGATTCGGTATTTCTATTGTTGAATTTACGTATTCTCAATTTGGGTAATATTTGATCTCTGTTTTTATTAAAATATTCTTTTGATTTTAAATTATCACACTTTTTACAATACGTACTATACTTATTTTTATTTAAGTAAAAACTATCTAATTCTTTTTCTTCATTACATTTTTTACAAATTTTCATTACAGAGATTTTTTATTATATATATTAAAAAATCTCTACTCTCTTTTATATATTCTTTCAAAAAGTTCGAATATGTCATTACTATTTTCTTTGAAACAAAACTCATGTATTCTTGTTTTTGGAAACTTACCATGTCTCCATCCTGATGCAACTGAACTTACCACACCAAAGTATTCTTCTAACTTTTTATTGTATATCCTACTGATATAAAATTCTATAAAATAAATATCTATCATATGACTTTTATTAATTATAATAGTTTAGTTGAGTTTAAATTATTATAATTGTCCTATTAAGTAACAGTTGTATAAACTTCATATCCTGCTATAGTAAAATTAACTACCATATATTCTTGGTATCTCTCAGGGTCGTCAAAGAACTCTACCACTAACTCATAACCTATTTGGTCTATCTCAGGTATATAATCTGCAATTTGTGCCATTAATTCACCTTGTATAGTTTCTGCAGATAATTTAGTTTCATATAATAATTCTACTAAATTGGCACCGAAGTTTGGCTCACCTAATACTTCACCTTTATTTGTGAATATAATCATTTCATATTTCTGAACAATAACACGTACAACATCATCTTCTATAAGTTCTGCTTGTTTAAACATAGGATGTCCTGGATAACCGATATAAAAATCTATAAAATTGAAATTAGAATTTGCCATAAATTATATATTAAAAAATAATATATACATTTATGAAATATATGAAAACATACGAATTCTTTTCGTCGGGATTTAGTTCACCCATGAGATTATCAAGTTTGGAATCATTTATAGTATTTAGTAAAAAAAGATACATCTCAAAAGAATATGATGATGATGATTTTAAAAATATAATATCTATATTAGAAAGAGATTGTAAACAATTTTTAAATGAGATAAAGAAGATAGGACAGCCTTTATTCAGAGGAACTAGAAACTTTGATGAGTTTGATACCGGTATTGGTGATAGGTTAGTTAGTGGTGATAGAGAACCTGTTGATACTAATAAAGATATATCTAATATAATTGATAGTTACTTTCAAGAAAAATTTGGTATTAAATTAAGAAGTTCTGGTATATTTGCAACAAAACTACCTAATGTCGCTAGTGATTATGGAACACCTTATTTATTTTTTCCGGTTGATGGCTATGAATATTATTGGAGTAAAGATATAACAGATTTATACGGTATTATTGAACCAGAAGAATGGTATTATAGTGCTACTAAAGATTATGATAACCTAGAATCAAGATGGGATATGTCTTATGGTGAAAATACCGAAGGTGGTGAGTGGTATTATAATGATTATGGATATGGACATGATATAATATCTGCAGTTAAAAAAGTTAAAGATAATAACCCTGAGTTAAAAAGTAAGTCATTTGAATATGTTAAAAATATTCTAACTTGGGAACCAGATATTGATTTTGATAGTTATAAAGAAAATATGAATGATATTTTACATGACAATGTTAAAAAAATTATTTCTGGGTATCAAAAAAGTGGTTTGGATAAGGTTACTAATCAGGAACTAACTTTTATATGTGATAAATATTATTTGGTTGATCCGGGATTTTATCAAAAATTTATAGAATATTTAAAAAATCCTGTCTAGACTGGATTTTTTAATACATCTCTAAATTTACCTACAACAGTCATACCTAATATTATAGGGTCAATTGCACTATCTAATTTAGGAGTATATTCTGTTATAATATAACTTGTTTCAAATAATTTAGATATATCTTCTCGTTTCTCATTAAATGCCCAATCAACGAATGGTTTGCCTAATAATAATAACATAGAGTGTATTTTCTCTGCACCAAAGTTAGACATCAAGAAGTGATATATTTTCTCATAGTCTAAATCATCATATAAACATTTATATAAATCTAACTTAACTTTATTTGATATATTACTAGAACCACTACTTAAAATACCAGTTTCTAAATATCCTTGAACTTCAACTAGTACTGATCTAAAATCTGGAAACTTTTTAGTAATTATAGAAACTAAATCTTCTTTAGGTATTTCTCTATTCTCACTAGGTAAAATTATATTATTAACCTTTTTGAATATTTCCTGTTTTAAATATTTTTCTTCTTCTAATCCTTGACAATCGAAGTCAACTAATTTAATTCTTGACTTTAATCCATCAGATATTTTATTTATATGATTTGTAGTTATAATAAATCTAACATTTCTGTTATATTTTTCAATAAATGCTTTGAATGCGTCTTGAAAGTTTGTACTAACTCTTTCAAATTCATCCAAGAATACATATTTAATATCAGAATTTGTCTCCATCATTGGAGTAAATTTACAAAAATTATCAATTTCGGTCCTGAGAATATCAATAGAAGTATCCATAGAACAGTTCAATTCAATAAATGGAGTTTCTTTAGAATATTTACCTATAAGAATTCTTGCCAAACTAGTTTTACCAGTTCCATAATGACCGTGAAAAATATAGTGTTGAGTTACACCATCTTTAAATTGTTCTCTTATTCTGGGTAATAAAATAACCTCGTCCATATTTTTTGGACGCCATTTTTCCCATAATAATAATTTTTTTACTGACATATAATTTTACTTTACATGATATATTGAAATTACAACGGAAAGTTTTTTAATATATACAAGTATGATAGGAGAAAGATTTAATTTTGAAGATGTATTCTTTAGAGACCTTACTGTATGTGTCTTAGATACATTTGAAGGTCAGGTAAAATGGATTAACCGATTTTCATCAGGAGATAAGTATGTGGAAGTTCCATTTTATTATTCAATGACTGGTGATGAAAGATTCCTATTAGATTCATTTACAGATGATATAGTATCTGGTGATTCAAGTGGTAATGGTAGATATGTTGAATTAAATACTGATATGATACCAAGAGGTCATATCACAATGACTGGCTTTAATATTAGAGCAGATGAGTTTGCAAATCCAAATGTTTGGTTGAGAACTGTTGTTGAGAATGAAATTGAGATTAAAAAGGTATTGGGTAGAGTTAGAGCAGTACCAGTTACAGTAAATTATGATTTAGAAATATTATTATCAAGTGAATTGGATATATTTAAATGTAGTCAAGCAATAATGGATACTTTATGGATATATAAATTTATGTACTTTGAACATAACTTTATGAATATAGATGCTGTTGTTTTAATGCCTGATACTAATAGTATAGAATTGGTAAGAGAAAAGAATTTTACAAGTGATAATACAATAAAATTAAAAGTTTCTTTTGAGGTACAAACATATTACCCTGCTTTTAGAAAAGATAGAGTAGATATGCCGGGATATGCTAAAAGTAGTGGACAATCTGATATGGGTGGACTTACTATCAATGGTGGTTTTTCTAACTATTTTGACCAACCAGGTGCCACAATGTCAAGTTATTACAATCAGGATGAATATTTCTTACAACCAAAAAGAACTAGATGGTTCAATAATATATTAAAATCGAGAGAAGATTCTTCTAAAAGAAATGATAATCCTAGTTCTAGAGGAATACAAAATAGAAACAATAATAAAGATTTATAAAAAGTGGTAAAAAACGGCTTTTTATTATAAATATATAGTTATATAAAAAAAAATAAATTTGAAAATATGAAGAATCTTAAACTTGAATTGTTTAACTTCAAAAAGGATCTTTCTTTTGATCAGGAAGAAATATTTGTAATCGTGGAAAGTCATATGAATGCTTGTAATCAGAATTCTGAGAAAACTATAATTACATCTTTAAACGAAAGATTAAAACCATATACTTATGATGTAAGTGTAAAGGCTTTATTGGAGAACCTTAATGATGATATGGCAAACTATGAATTGTTATATGAATTAAAAAACTTATACAGTGTACTTAATTCTAAAAATCAAGGTGAACTTTATAGACAACCTATAAATGTTTTACTACAAACTATTAATTTAGAAACAGATCAAGACAGAATGTCTAAAGTTCTTAATGAATTGGCAATCTATGACTGGGTTCCTGAAATTAAAGTATTTGTACATAATTTAACTAAATCTCCTGAGAAAAGAACTAATCTTTTAAGTGGTGGTAACGCAGAATCAATTTTTACAGTTGTTGAGCAAGTTGAAGAAGGACATGTTGCATTAGTTAGAGATTCTTGGTTTTTATTAACTGAAAATAATATCGAAAAAACATTATTAGAAAATCATGTTAAAGATATTGATGCTTTACAAAGTTTAAGAACTTTAGAAACGGCAATGAAATTTGCATCAGTTACTGAAAATAGAATTAACTTCAGAATTTCTGAATATCTTACAATCGGTTTATCTGTTGGTAAAAAAGGTGGATTATTCATCAATGATGATGAGTTAAATGAAGAAACTACATTAGAAAGTTTATTCAATTCACCAATTGTTCCAATCGTTAACAAAAACTTTTATCCAGTATTGTTGGAAACTTCTAAAAATTTAGATAAATTTGTTGAATTAGATGTTGTAAAAAGAGTTAATAATTTAGTAAATCCTTATTTAGAAGTATTTGCTTTCAATTATAAAAATACTACTTTTGTTTACAGATGTGATGAGAGATATGGTAATTCATTCTTTAAATATGAATCAGCATTAGAATTAGTTAATGAGGTTAGAAATGAACTTAACTATGATTTGACTTACTTCTTTGAAAATAAATTAAGTAAAGAATTAATTGTTAAAAGAAAACTTGAAGATAAAGAAAGAGAAATTTCTATGAAATTAGAAGATATTAACTTTAACATCGAGAAAATTAAAGGATCTATCCAAATGATTGGTGAATCTGAAACTTTAACAACTGCACTTTCTAACTTAGAAAAAAGAAAAGGTAATCTTGATACTGATTTATTGGCAGTTAAAGAATTACAATACAAAGAAAGAGTTAGAGTATAATGAAACACTTAAAACAATTTAATGAAGGTAGAGAAGAAATAATGGAAGCCATCGTTGTTAAAATATTTACCTTAATAGGATTTGATGTTGATGATGATGGAATTGTTACTTGTAAAACCAAATTAGCAAGATATATGAGTGATATATTAGTTAGAGAGGGAAAATTTGAAAAAATTGAACATAATAAATATAAAACTAAAGTATAATAAGAAAAATACTCAAATGAAAGTTTGGGTATTTTTTTTTAAACTTATTTAAATACATTATCTATAACATGAATGAATAGCATTTATGAAATCTAAAAAAATAAAAAATATGCTATAAAAATGGAAAAACATTACCTAAATAACAAAGAATTATATATTGAAATAATAGTTAGTAAAGCTCACGGAAGACTAACTAGAAATGCAGAGAAAATGCTAGAAATCTTGGCAAAGAAAACAATAAAAAAAATGAGATATTATTCTAATGATGATAAACTTGATTGTTATCAAAGTGGATTATTAGATATGTTTCAAAACTGGTATAACTTCAATGAAGATAAATCAATAAATGCATTTGCTTACTTCACTGAAATCTTTAAAAGAGGATTGGCAAAAGGATGGAATGACCTTTATAAAAAGAAAGGTGATAATGACCATCAAATTAAACTTATTTCAATAAATAGTGCAAATGATGGAAACGGATTACACTCTATATAATATTAAAACATTTGATATAGTGGCTAATCCCGGTTTTGGTTCGGCCACTATAACAAATACAATTAATATTTTTCCAAGAAAGAGTATAAGAAAGAGAAAAATAAAAAACTTATTTAATCTTTCGGATACAATTACTAAATAAAAACTAATGAAAAATTTATCAGAGACTATTATTCTTCAACTTTGGGAAGAATCTATAAAAGGAAAGTCATCAAGACCTGACGGTTGTTCTATACATATAGATTTAGATAGTAGATTAGATTATATTAATACCGAATACGAATTACGTAAATCAAATGTTATTCCTGATGAATATGAAGTTGCAATAGGTAGTCCTATTGAAGTAAGTGTCACCAACAATATTTACAATGTTTTAAAAGACGCAAAGTCAATTAGACTACTACAGAATGAACTTAGAAACTTAATCGATTTAAAAGAGATTATATATGAATTAGATTAAACATTGAATTTATTTAGATGTAATTCAGTTATAATAATAAATTCATAACCTTTCTTATTACACCAACTAATCATTGTTTCCCACTTAATCTTATTCTTGTATGCCATTTTTAAGTCATACTCAAAACTTTTTAGCTTCTTTAAACCATCTGCGGGTACATTTAATTTACCTTCATTTAGTTTTATAACCATTTCATATTCTTTTTGAGGTTTAACCTCAACAACCACCTCTTTTAAAGACCCATCTGGTGTTCTCATTCTATAAAAAAAGTCTGGATAATATCTATGGTTTTTTATTTTAGTGTCACCATTATCAAAGTGTGTCATTTGATAAGGTATTTCTAAACATTCCGCACCCCATTGGAATATCTCTGGTTTCATATCCATCCAAAACATTATTTTCTTTTCCCAAGAACTTCTATAGTAAACTCCACCTTCTGCATTTAATTTTAGAACTTTATCTTTATTTTGAGGTATGTAATTACCACCATGGTATCTACTATTGTTAGGTTTTGAGTTTATCATATATTATATATTAAAAAGTTTATATATAAATGAAAATAATACCTTGATATGGCTGAGTTGATAGAAAGAGTTAAGTTAAGTTTACTTGCAAACGGAGATGGGATTCCAGATAATTTTAAAAATAATTCTTTATTTTTTTATGATAAATATCAAAAATCTGCAAAAGATGTTGAATCAGTAAATATAACAGATATATACCCTGGTGGATTTTACTTCTTTCATTATCGTGATGATTCTAACTGGATGAAATTTTCTCCTGTATTTGTTGTTAGTTTTAAAAAATTTAATGACCAAATAGTTTTATTCGCACTTAATTTCAACTTTCTACCTATTGAAATAAGAACAATGATATTTGATAAATATATTCTACCTGAAGACTTTGAGAAAAATAACTTTTTAAAAGTAGATTATCAAGGTATGTATGAAGAAGTTAGAAAATTAGGATTCGAATATGCTCTTATGGAATTTAATGCAATTCAAATTGTTAGAGTTCATAGAATACATTTAGAATTATTATCAAGATTTTTATATTCTCAACATCCAAAAAATACTTACGATCCAAATAAACTAAATCAAATATGGGTTGCTAAGTTAGGTAACCGTGATGAAAGACATAAAGAATTAATGTCATCTGCATTAAATGAATTTTATGATGTTAATCATGAAATATCAGATAAGTATAATGTGATGAGAGATCATATCAAAAGATTACAGACAAGTCTTACTAAATATGGTAAAAGATAAAAAACCGAACTAAAATGATGTTTTTTGGAGGAATAAGTAAAATTTAATATATAAGTAAAATTTTTAATTAACTTAATGGCGTCATATAACAATTCGGATAACAATAATAATACTGGTGGAGGTGGTTCAAACTTCGCATATACCAATTCAGCAGTTGAAAATAAAGGACTATTCAGTAGAATACTTAGAACACTTTCCAGTTATGGAATGAACTATGATGATATGATTGTTAGAAATCAAGTGGGTATTGGTATAAACGAGGATCCATATGCAGCCAAAGGAAATTCGATGTATGATTTTTTTTCAAGTCGTGCGGTTGCATCAGTATTAAACAGAAAATCTATTCCTTATTTAGATAAGGCTTATGCTGATAAAAGAAGAATATTAAGAGAGTACTCTATTAAAGACGAAATTAGAGACTTTGTAAGTACAGTTGCTGATGAGTGTATAGTTTATAATGATGATAGAGATTTCTGTTCTCCTACTGCTCTACCTACAGAGTATTCAACAGAGATACACGATAAGTATCAAGAATTTTTCGAAAGAATATATAATAAATTTGGTTTCGCTGATAATATTACTGCATGGAATATGATGAAAGACTTTTTAGTTGATGGTTATGTTGCACTTGAGATTATATATGATGATAAAAAGAAAAATATTATTGGTTTCAATAGATTAAGACCGGAAACATTAGTTCCTGCTTACGAACCATCGATAGGACATTTATGGATTCAATTTCCAGAAGATCCACAATTAAGAAGAATATTTTTAGATTCACAATTAGTTTATGTTTCATATTCTACACAAAATGAATTTGCAGAAACTTCTTATGTTGAGGGTTTGATTAAACCGTACAATCAATTAAAAATATTACAACAAACAAGAATAATGTTTAACATTATTAATGCAACTGTTTATCAAAAGTTTACTATTCCAATTAAAGGTATGTCTAGACAAAGAGCAGAAGAACAAATAGGTCAATTAATACATGATTATTCTGAAGAAGTTGAATGGGATGATTCATTGGGTACATTAAGTATAAATGGATCTAAACATTTACCTTATAACAAACAGATATGGTTCCCAGAGGGAGAAGGTGGTACACCAAATATGGAATTAGTTTCACCTCAAGGACATAATCTTAATGATGATTCAATGCTTGACTGGTTTTATAAGGCATTGAAAAGAGCATCTAAAATTCCAATTAGTAGATTTGAAGGTGAGAATGGGGGTGGTAATTTAGTTACTGATGCGGCAGAGATGACCAGAGATGAGATTAAGTTTCATAACTTTATTAGTAGATTAAGAGCAAACTTTAAAGAGTTGATTGTTAAACCAATTAAATTACAAATGTTAATTGAATTTCCAGAATTAAAAGATGATGAATTCTTTGTAAATGGTGTTGATATTGTTTTCTTTTCAAATCAAGTTTTTGAGGAATGGAAAAAGATAAATAATTTAGAAAAGAAGGCAGGTATCGTTGGTACTTTACTTGGAGTTATGAATGGTGAGAAACCTTACTTCCATATTGAATGGATTATGGATAACGTATTTAAACTAACACCAGAAGACAAAGCAGAGAATATGAAGTATTGGGCTAAAGACCTTGCTAATCAAGCCGCAGGGGCAACTGGTGAAGCTGGTGAACCATCCGAAGGTGGAGGTGGTGGAGGTGGAATGAGTCCTGAGTTTGGTGGTAGTGGTGAAAGTGGTGAGGCTCCTATGGAAGGTGGTGGACAAACTGGTGCACAGACTGGTGGTCAAGCAGCTCCTCAAGCGGCTCCTCAAGCGGCACCTGAACCTCCTGCTGCACCCGAAGCTGGAGAATTTGAGTTCTAAAATATATATAAGATAATAAAAAATCCTTTCAAAATTGAAAGGATTTTTTTATGCTACATTTTTTGGTGTCTCTATTATAAAGTTTAAAATCTTACCACTAATAAATTGACTTATCTTAATTTCTATACCTGTATCAACAATTGATTTAACAACTTTACCTGGATCAGTTATGAGTATCTTAGTTTTTAAAGTAAGTTTTTCAATCTTATTACCATTTAAAATAAATGTCATTCCAATTACAGAACAACACACATTTTTTAGAGATACATAATGTTGGTGATAATCATCCAATGTAATATATTTATGAATATCATCAATATCAAATTGTACTTTTTTACCACCTTCTAAAAGATAGTTTAGTTTTATCTCACGATATATTGATTTCCAAGTTGGATAACTAGAAAGTGCTTCATTATATGAATCAAATTCTAAATTATCATCTAGTAAAACATCAAATGAATAATTCATTAGAATATTTCAAAATCTATTTGTTTTCTATCTAAGTCAACTGACTTAACTACAACTTTAACTTCATCACCTAATCGTATCGAACCACCCATTTTATTAAAAACAACATAATTCGCGGTATCAACAGTGTAGTTATTATTATATCTAACCATACCTTCACATTTACTTTCAATAAGTTCTACATACATACCCCAGTCAGTTATACCAGATACGATACCATCAAATACAGAACCAATTTTATCTTCTAAAAATTCCATCTGTTTATATTTAATAGATTCTCTTTCTGCTCTTGATGCTAGAATCTCTCTACTAGAAATATGTTTACACATAATCTCTACTTTATTCTTATCACTTTTATTTACATTATTCAATACCATTGTTAATAATCTATGAGTAATCATATCAGAGTATCTACGAATTGGACTAGTAAAGTGGGAGTAGTCCTCAAAATTGAGACCGTAGTGTCCAATATTTTTAGTAGAATAAACTGCCTTCTTTTGAACTCTTGTAACTAATGTATTAATTATATTTTGTTCAGGTGTATCTTTAGCTTCTTTAACTAAATTATTAAATGATTTCTTTGTTGTCTTAACATCACCAATTTCAAATTCATAACCAATTCTATTTACGAAATCTTTAAATTGTTGAAGTTTGTCTTCATCTGGTGATTCGTGTATTCTATTAACACAAGGTAGATTTTTACTTTTTATGAAAGTTGAAACTTCTTTATTGGCAAGTAACATATACTCTTCAATAAGTTTATTAGAATCTTTTTGTTCTTTGAAATAAACACCAGTTGGTTTTTTTGTTACTTCATCAAGAATAAATTTAACTTCAATACTATTTAATTCTAATGAATCTTCAACTCTTCTGACTCTCATCAGTTTGGCAATTCTATCTAACTCAATAATAACCTCATCAATTTCTTTAGAATCTTTTACACCATTTTCAATTACATCTTGTGCTTGTTCATAAGAGTAATCTTTATTAACATTTATAACAGTTCTTCCGAACCATCTGTCTAATACAATACCGTCATCAGAAACTTTAAATATGGCTGAGTAAGATAATTTATCTGAACCAGATTTCAAACTACATATACCATTTGATAATCTTTTCGGTAACATTGGCACACAACGGTCTACTAAATATACTGATGATCCTCTACTATAAGCTTCTTCATCTAAATCACTACCTTCATTAATGTAGTGTGTTACATCTGCAATATTTATTGATATGAAACGCTCACCATTTATAAATTCAAGTCCTATTGTATCATCTGCATCTTTTGAATCAAATGGATCTATACCTATAGTTATAACGTTTCTCATGTCACGTCTTTTAGATATTTCATTTTCTGTTATAACCTCACTAATTAATGCAGCATCTGCTTCAATCATTAATGGAAAATTATTAGGTAATCCATATTCATACATAATTGAGTTCATCTCTGCGTTATTTTCACCGGAGTTACCGATAATTTCAATAATTTTACCTTTAGGTGATTTACTACCAGGTTCCCAACCAGTTAGCTCAACAAGAACTTTTTGGTCTGCTTTTGCATCGTGGTCTCCTTTTATATAAAAATCTACTGGAATTTTTTGACTGTCGGGTATTACAAAGGTTAGGTCTTTGTTTATATGTACTTTACCAACAAACTGAGTTCTGAATCGTTGAAGTACTTCTATTACTTCTGCTTCTACTTTATTACTTTTAATAATAATCTTAACTTTTACTTTATCTGAGTTAAGTGCGTTTAATGTATTTTTTTTAAATATAAAAATACTTTTTTCATCTATTGTAATGGATGCATTTCCACTATTAGAGAATTCTATAGTACCTTCGTGCATACTATCTTCTTTTAATTTATTCATTCTTTTTTATTTTTTTTGAGATATTATCAACCCCATATTTATTTACTAATGTTTTTTTCATTTTATCCAGAATTTTTTCATTCTGAATTGGATAATCAACTCCATAATTTTTTCTAAGGGTTTCTTTTCTTTTTGTTTCCGAACATTTTCTACAAAAATACTCTCCCCAAACATTATCATATTTTATATAGTTTTTGTATATCACATCTTTCTCTATACCACAGACATCACATTTACACTTTATTTTATAGTGTGATCCTTTAGGTAATAAATCTACTGGAATTATTATTTCCTCACCTATATATACATCATATCCTAAATATTCATAATAGTTGTAATTTGATTCTATAATTTTAATTTTTATATCTCTCGAAATGATCATAAAAAACCGTCTTTTTTTATATTTATTAAATTATCAATCTCTCTTTTCTACAAAATTTAAAAAACCTCTATTTTACTGATAAATTTAATATACTATAAAAAATCCACCTTTTAAAAATAAGTATTTTCGAGGAAAAATATATACCACAGAACTAAAAAATAATTATTTTAAATGAAACCAGTTTTAATAGTAGAAAACTCAACTAATTCTTTAATTAGAGAGAGTGCATCGTCTAATGGTAAGGATTTTATCCTTAATGGTACTTTTACAGAATTTGGTGTTAAAAATCGTAATGAAAGAATATACACTGCTGAAAAATTCCTACCTGCATTAGGTGAAATGAATGAAAGAATGAATAGCCTAGGTGCTGTTTATGGTGAGTTTGATCACCCGGATGTTTTTGATACCTCATTGTCAAGAGCATCTCACATTATTACAAAAGCCGAATATGTTGTTGAAAAAAACACAGTTGAAGGTGAAATCAAATTGTTAAGTACTTATTGGGGAAAAGAAGCAAAGGCATTAGTTAATGACGGATGTCCTGTTTTTGTATCTTCAAGAGCCGCAGGTATTACTGAATCGGATGGTTCGGTGTCATTAAAAAAACTTTTTACTTATGATATTGTTGCTGATCCTGGATTTGCATCTGCTAAAATGAGTGTAAAAGTATTGAATGAATCATTGGGTTACTGTACAAATGGACAAATTGAACAAAATAACTTTAGGATATATGAGATGTCTGACGAGTCTAAAATAAACGAATTATTCAATATGAACAAAAATGAATTTGTAACGAAACAACAATTAACAGATTATTCAAACTATCTAGTTAATGAGATTGCATCTACTAAAAAAGTAGTTAATACTGCAATTACTAAAGGAAACATGGAGCCTAAGAAATTAGAACAGCTTTTAGAGTATTATGAAGAATTAAATGGAAGTAATGCACAAGTTGCTAAATACTTAGATTACTTGGCTGATAAAATTCAAGTAATGGTTAATGAAAATAAAGAATTAAAAGAAACTACAACTAAATTGGCTAAACATAATGATTATTTGGCGGAGAATTTAGAAAAGGCTATTAACTATTCTGAATATTTGGCTGAAAACTTAGACAAAAATATTGATTATTCTGAATACTTAGCTGAGAATTTAGATAAAAATATTAACTACTCTGAATATATCGCTGAAAACTTAGACAAAAACATTTCTTATGCTGAATATTTAGCTGAAAACTTAGACAAAAACATTGAATATTCTGAATACTTAGCAGAAAATTTGGATAAAAATATTGCTTATTCTGAATACATTGCAGAAAATTTGGATAAAAATATTGCTTATTCTGAATATATTGCAGAATCTGTTGATAATTCAATTGCTTATTCTGAATACTTAGCAGAACATGTTGAAGGTAACATTGCTTACTCTGAATACATTGCTGAACATTTAGATGATAACATTGCTTACTCTGAGTATGTTGCAGAAAACTTAGATAAATCTATTTCTTACCAAGGAATGATTGTTGAAAAATTAAACTCATTTGGAACTAAAGTAAACGAAGGATTTAATGACGAAGAAGAAAATGCATTTCCATCTTTATTAGATGCTGGATTTGATGATACTGAAGAAGAATTCAAACCTGAATTTTCCGAAGAAGAATGTGAAGAATGTGAACCAGCGGGTCTTTCAAGTGACGAAGAGGAATTTGAAAAAGAATTTAATGTTGGTAATGAAGAAGAAGAATTTGTACACGAAGAAGAAAAAGAAGAATATGCTCACGAATTTGAGGGTAATAATGATTCAGAACTTTCTAACTCTATAGATAAATTAATTGAAGAAGCTAAAAAACGTAAAGTTTCTGAAAGCAGTGATTTGAATTTCTTGAAATTCTTAAATAAATCACAAGTTGATAGTTATTATGCACTATCTGACGAAGAACAAGACAATGTTAAACTACACATAAGCGAAAGTAGTTATTTTACACAAAAAGAAGTTCTTACTCTAATCGCAGAAACACTTTCAACAAAAAACGAATCTCTTGAAGAAAGAGTAATTAGATTGATGCCTGAAAACATGAAGCCAATCTGGGAACAGTTAAATGGATCTTCTAAAAAATCTATCTTGTCACAAGCTAGACTATATCCAGAAGATGTATTAAAAACTGAAAATCAAATTGAACATTTCTGGTCTACTAGAAATATCAAAACAAATGAAGCCGTAACTAAAAAACTTATTGCTCACGAAAGTTTAATCCAAGAGGATAAACTATCTGATAATGAGGTTTCTCAAATTATGGAAAGATTCAAAAATGTTTAATCTATAAAAAATCCACACTTACAAAAAACAGTAAAAACAGGGTTTATATATAGATAACATAAAAAAAACAAAAAAAAATAAAATTATTATGTCACAAATTAGAATAGATAATCAAAAAGCCATGAAAAAATGGTCTCCAGTGTTGGAAAACATGGGAGTTTCGGAAGATAGAATTGAATGGATGTCAGAATATGCTGAATTCCACTCTATCAACGAGAACGCATACGTAAACGGTACAAACGTTGCAGGTATGGGAAATGTTGTTAACCCAATTTTGGGTGGTCCTGCTGGATCAACTTTAGGTGCTGCTTTAGGTGGTGCTTACACAGGAACTCCAGGTTCAGGTGATGTTGGACAAAACTTGTTACCAGTTGCAATGAAAATTGCTGCTCAAACAATCGGTTTAGACTTAGTTGCTGTTAAACCAACTCCAGGTCCTAAATTAGATTTACTTTATATTGACTTTCAATATGATGATGTTGATTTGGCAAGTGGTGAAAGACCACAAGTTTTCAAAATCAATGTAGGTACTACAGCATCTGCTTTATTGGCTGGTGCAACTAATTCTGGTACAATTACACAGAATCAAGGTGGTTTAGTAGGTGGTAGAGTATTTTTAAATATCGGTACTTCAAGTGCTGTTACTTATTCTGAGCCAACTGGATCTAAAGCAGGCATTGTTGAATTCTTAGGATTCTCTCGTATCGATGGATTGCCAATGTTTAGATCTTACAGACAAGCAAATACTGCAGGTCAATTTAATACATTTGCATTTGATGCAACTAAAAACACATTCAACCAAACAGGTTCTATGACATCTCAAATACTTTATATCGGAACAGTTTCGGTTACTGTATCTGAAATACAATTAGTATCTGCATTGGAAGATCATATTCCAGGTTTCTCTGCAAACTGGACTTCTTCTCTTACAGGATCTGCTGCAGGAGCTTATCCAATGGATAGATTATCAGATGACCAATCTTACTCAGGTGTTATTGGACCAAAAATTTCTTCTAAAACTATTGCAGTTGGTACTATTGAAATATCTTCAGCATTAAGAAGAACAGAAATTGAAGACATCAAAGCTAACACAGGTATGGATATCGTTCAAAAAATGGAATCAATCCTTGTTAATGAATTGTCTCAAACAATCTCTAAACAAATTGTTGCTAAAATCTTTGAAATGGGAACATTGAACAGAACTAGTGCACCATTGAATGGTTCAGGTGTTTCTATCTTTGATTTAAATACTAACTATGCTACAGGTACTTCATTAGGTGGAGAAACTACTCACGCTGTACAAAGAAAATTGATCACGAAAATTGCTCACGCTTCTAACTACATCGCAACTGAAGGACGTGTTGGACCTGCACAGTATTTAATTACTAATGGAGGTTTAGCTGCATCATTACAAGATATTGCTGGTTACACAATTAACCCAGTTAAATCTAAAATGAACTCTCAAGGTCAACTTTACCCAGTTGGTTCTATCGGAGATATTTCTATCTATGTTGATCCATACATGAAATATAACGATAACAGAATCGTTCTTGGTAGAAAAAATAACCCTGATCAACCAGGTATCATCTTCGTACCTTACTTGATGGCACAATCTATCTCAGTTATCTCTGAGGCTACATTTGCTCCAAGAATGTTACTTAGATCAAGATATGCTGTTGCAGAAGTGGGTTGGTACCCTCAAAAGCAATTTATGACTCTTGTAGTTACAGATGCTGCTCAATTACTTAACTAATAATTAATTAATTATAAAAAAAGACTCCTTTTAGGAGTCTTTTTTGTTTTATATAATTTATATATACATAATGAAAGTAAAGAATTTTAAATCATTCAATGAAGGAAAGAAAAATAAATTTCCTAATATAAAACAAATGGATAATGACGGATTTATCGTATATTTGGGTAAAGATGCAAAATCTAATGACCATTTAACATTTAACATGGCAGATGATAATGATATATGGATGCATACTAAAGGAGTTCCAGGTAGTCATGTTGTTATTGTAGTAAGAGAAAATTTACCTACACCTGAGTTAATAAAGGCAGTTGCGGCAGTTGCTAAACAAAATAGTAAAGCAGATGCTACACAAAAAGCTACTGTTGTTTATTGTAAAAGAAAATTTGTAAAAAAAGAACCTGGTTTGAATGATGGTCAAGTAAAAGTTGATTATAAAAATTCACACGATGTTGTAATATAATATTAATATATAGATAAAATATAAATATAAAATGGCGAATAATAAAGATTTTGGTATAAAATTTTCACCAAAACTAGTAAAGGTAATTTCAGAAATAGAAGATGATTATGATAATCTTCTCGCTTATGAAATTATGTGGATAACTGGTACTAAAACACCATATGAAAATTCATTAGGGATATACTATTTAGATGTTTCTGACATTGATAATTGCTTTAATGCTACAATTAAAGGAAAGAAAACAACTTTATCAATTAATAGATTTACAAAGGCATATTTTGATGATGTTGATGATAAAGAAATTTTGGAATTTAGTGTTGCTTATAATAAGATTAAAAAAGGTGAAGTAGGTGTAGTTGGTACTCCGGTTGAACACCAACCATTTATTTATAAACCCAAAGATGTTAGATCAACATTTTTATCAATGGTTACAATGACTTATCCAATGGGTCATGAAGAAGAAGTATTAAAATTTCTTCCTAATTTAACAGAAGATATACACGGTAACTATTATAAAATAATTCCTGGTGATGAAAAAACAATGTTTACTTCTCACTTAGACACTGCTGATAGAAAACAAGTACCTACTAATTTATTATCTAAGATAATAGACGGTGATGAATATATTTATACGGATGGTTCAAGTATTTTAGGTGCTGATGATAAATCTGGTGTTGCAGTTATGCTTTATATGATGGCACATAATGTACCAGGACTTTATTATTTCTTCGTAGGTGAAGAAAGAGGTGGTATTGGATCACGTAAACTAGCGGATGTATTTGATGATACCGATTATTTAAAAGATATAAAAAGATGTATTTCTTTTGATAGAAGAAAAACAACATCAATTATTACCTCACAATATGGTAGAGAGTGTTGTTCTACTGAATTTGGTAATGCACTTTCTAGAGAGTATAGTAAAGGTGGTTTGAGATTGGCATTAGATGATACTGGAATATTTACAGATTCTGCATCATTTATTGATGATATTTCAGAATGTACTAATATATCGGTTGGTTATAATAATGAACATACTGGTAAAGAAATACAAAATATTACTTATTTAGAAAAATTGGCTAAAGCATCTATAAATGTTGATTGGAAAAATCTACCATCGGTTAGAAAAGTAGGTATAAATAGTGAAATAGTAAGAAAACATAAAATATTAATTAATCAAGTTAAAAGATATGTATTTGGTCTGGAAGTAAAGATAGTTGGTAAAGACGATAGAGTTTTTATTAAATTAGATTTAGACAGTTCTGATGTTAAAACAATAAATGATACACTTAACCAAGTTAATAATATATTAGATAGATATAATGTTATAGATCCTTACGTTATTTTTGAGGAAACATACATCAAAATAGAATTAAAATAATATGATACACAAATATAAGAAATTTATAGAAAGAGTTGATGATGAATCTTGGGAGCAACAAGAACAAGACTGGAGTGATGATCATCATCCTTGGGATGCAGATACTGATGAAACTAGATCTGATAAAGATTACTATGATGATGAATATTATGGTGGTAATACTAATATTGACGATGGTATGGAACATATTCTATACTTACTTAGAAATACTTTAAGAAATAAGGGTATTGAAGATTTTTTTGTTGAAAATAGAAAATTTGATATATGTATATCAGTAGTTATGTTAACAAAAGAAAGATTAAGTAATGTTAGAGGTATTTTTGATGTTTTATATCATTTAAAAACAGATATTATACCACAATATGATTCTGAATTTAATATGTATCAAACAACAAAGGGTGAGACTATATTAGAATTTAACTTTTATCTTAATGAAGGTTTGGAAGATAATTATGATGATGAAGAACAAAGTAATGATGAACCTTTTTAATTAAAAAATAATATTGTATATTTGTAATATGAAAGAAAATATAAATGAAGGTTTATTTAATAAAAGTAAACTTAAACTAACTGGTGATGATTTTACAGATACATTCTTAAAGTTAACTGAATATACAATTCCTTATGGTCATGAGACCAAATTAGAAAAATATTTACCAAAAGGATATAAAAAAGATTCTATTGGAAATTATTATATTCAAGTAGGTAAATCTGAAACTTTGTTCACAACACACTTAGATACATATTGTGAAAAATATGAAAAAGTTAATCATGTAATAGATGGTGATATTATCAAAACTGATGGTAAAACTATTTTAGGTGGTGATAATAAATTAGGTATGACTATTCTATTAAAAATGATAGAAAGAGGTATACCAGGTACTTATTACTTCTTCCTTGGTGAAGAACCAATTTTAAGTGGTGGATTATGGGGTTCTCAAAACGCATTAAAGGCAAATCCTGAATTCTTCAAACAATTTAAAAGAGCAGTTGCATTTGATAGAAAGGAAAAAGGTTCTGTTGTAAGAAGACAAAAAGCAAGATATTGTTGTTCAGAAGAATTTGCAGACACTTTAAGTGATGAATTAACAGAATTTGGTGTTGAGTCTATTCCAGATCCAAATGCTTATTATACAGACACTGCAACATTTTTGGATATTATACCAGAGTGTACTAATATTAGTGCAGGTGGATGGAAAGAACATTATGTTACTGAATGGGTTGATTTATCTTATACTAAATCAGTTTTAGAAGCTGCTTGTAAAGTACAATGGGAAAAACTGCCAACGGTTAGAAAAGTAACATATTTTCAACCTAAATATAATATTGTACCTAGACATAGATTCGCTAATAAGAAAGTTATAGATGGTATTAAGAAAATATTAAATAAATATGACTTATTACACACTAATACATTAGAATATGATACTTATAATACTGATACCTTAGTATTTAATACTTGGTTTGAAGAAACTGATATAAAGATTACTATTTTAGATGATATTTTAATTCAAATTGAAGGTTATGATGATACTAGATTTGATTTTAAAGATTTAAATAAAATCAATACTTATTTTGGTAATATATTTGGTGTTGATATTGATCCTAATGAGTATAAAATGTTGGCATATCAAGATGGTGGAATAAGTATATTAGGACAAGATTTTAATAGTGTGAGTGATTATATAAAATATTTTGATAGTATTAATAATGATGATACTTCTTATGTTATTAAAAAAGGTGGAGAGCAATATAAAGAATATTATGGTGATGTTATTCCAAAAGAATTAGTTATCAAGTGGTTTGAAGAAAACGTAGAGTAATAATTAAACTTTTTATACTTTTTAATTATAATATATATAATAATACAAGGGGATGTTAATAGCATCGATTTTTTAAGCTTATGTTAATGATGCAGGTATCGGGTGGTCTACAATGACCGATTAATAAATTAGTTGATACAATTTTAAACGGAAACGTAAATGAAGTAGGAACTCGTGAAGATTTAGTAGCGGCTCTTAAAAACAACATGATCCAAGTAGTGGATCTAGTAGCTTAGTAAAATAAGACTCTAAGAATTCTACAAGCTGTGGTCACCAGTTTAAAAGTGAAACTTTTTTGTTAGTAATTTGAGATTCAAAAACTAAATATTTTGTAAGTTAAGAAAAATTTACTAAACCTGTAAACGAGTTGTTATTCGTAATTAGGAAAGACACGTTGGGCAGTACAACGTCATCTCCACAACAAAAAAGTCCACAAATGATGGACTTTTTTATTTTATATACTATAACAATATGACTTATAAAATTAAAAAAGAACCATCGTTTTATAATGGTGTTATTAAAGAAATATTCGTCTTAATAAAAAAAAGACAATTAAAATATGAGAACCTTTATAACATTTGCTGCAGGTGAGACTTACGAAAAACTATCAGAAGTTTTAAAGGATAGTATTAATTCATTTTCTAAATATGATTTAGTTATTTATCGTCCAGAAGATTTTGATATTAAATGGGAACCTGAAAATTGGCAACATTCTTATGTTTTTATATTTAAAGTTCTTTCTTGTCTAAAAGCATTGGAAACATATGATGAGATTGTTTGGTTGGATAATGATTGTTTAGTAACTAATAAGATAGATAGAATATGGAATAATGTTATTACTACCTATCCACTACTACCTATCGAGAGATTTAATAATTTTTATATATGGCCTAATATTAAACCAAACTATTGTGATATGAGTTTCTTAAATGATGCAAAAAATAGAATAGGTGTTATTGATAGTAATTTTGATAATATCTACGTACAGGCTTGTTGTATGTTATTTAATAAGAATTGTCTTTCTTTTTTTGAAGAAGTTTATTTACATTACCAAAACTTTGATAGTAGTGTTTATCCTTATGGTGATGAGTCTATTATTAATTGTTTAATTTGGAGAGATAAACTAAGTAACTTAGGTGATATTTTTTTATGTTCATATTATTTTAGTGATTATACTATTCAGGGTGCATTAACCTCTAATAATGAGGAAGAGTATTTTAAAAATTTTGATATAAATCATAGAGAAGAAGGAATCGATGAAGATAATTTCATTTTAAGTCATGGTTGGAATTTAGCAAGACATAATAGAATTGGTTTAATTAATAACAATTTTAATAATTTATTATTTTTACATGGTTCTAAAGACTATAATCTACATAATAAATATCTAAATACATTAAAAGAATGGATAGATAAGTAATTTATTTTTAATAACTAACTTTTTTTTATTATATAATATAATTATATGGCGTATAAAATTACAAAAGAACCATCATTTTATAATGGTGTTGTTAGAGATAAATTCGGTATAATGGTTGAAAGAAAAAGATTATTTAGTAAAAAAACTAAATGGGTATATCTTAGAGAATTTACTTATGCTTCTTATGATACTTGGAATGGTGAACGAGTGTATAGAGATACTTTAAAAGAAGCAGAAGATTATGTTAAGTTGCTATTGAATATAAGTGATCATAATCTTCTTGATAAGGTTGATGTTGGTGTATATGAGAGTAGAGATATAAAATTAAATAGAATATTAAATGATAACTAAATTTGAAGGTAGATATAACTTTCTATCTAATTTTTATCCTTGTAAAATAGAGCATCAGGGAATTACTTATCCATCTGTTGAACATTATTATGTTGCAATGAAATGTAATAATGATCAAATGCTTGATGGTGTTTATTATACACCGGGAGATTTTAGAGAAAAAATTGCAAAAACTACTATACCTGCAGTTGTGAAAAAGATAGGTCAACGAATTAAAGTAAGGTCTGATTGGGATTCTAAAAAGTTAGAATTTATGGAATTTGCACTTAAACAAAAATTTAAAATTCCTGAGATAAAAGA